CAGAATATAAAGAAACAGAGACGCCTAACACTGTGCGAAGCTGTGAGGCTGTAATAATGCTAGGCATCTCTGTCCTTTCGTGTGCTGCTGGCCTAGATACGGGAGCGCACCTAGGCCATGATTAAGTGGATTAGGTTAGATTAAAGCGACGTAGGCCACCGGCAAAGACGGCCTGAGCTGCAATGTAACCGTAAAGTGAGATTTCAATTTCGCCTGTTGTTGGCACGTTTGTTGCCAACTGAAGTGCAGGTGACTCAAAAATCTCGATCGAACGTGGGTCAATGATGAATGCTGACTCGTCGATTGTTGTTGAAACCATGTTTGGATCGACATAGTAATCAAGTCCAAGAACATTGCCGCGAATGCTTGTTGGCATTGCAGATCCAGCGTTGTTCATAGGATTGCCAGCATTGTAAATTGGACGCCCTGTTGTATCTGTTGCGCCAAGAAGCAAGCCCCACATGGACGTTCCTGAAACAAATGATTTCGCAGTGCGCTTTGTTGCTGCATAAACAGCTGGTGCTTCTGTTGATACGAAACCAATAATGCCGTCTGAGTCTGCGTCTTGAGCTGTTGCTTGTGTGCCGCCAGCTGTAATTTGTGCAATTACATAAGCGTCAGTTGCTTGAGCATAGGCGTCGCGCAAGTTTGCAAGCATGATTTCGTAGAATGAAGGATCGCTGCGATCTAAAAGCTCAACGCTGTATCTTTGAAATCCCATTTTTTTGATTACGGTAGCGTTCACATAACTGGAAGTAATCGCTGTTGTACCTGTTGGATCTCCGCCTTCTGCAACTGTTGCAGCTGTTGAGTTAGCAGTGATTTTTGGAATAGACACTGTCATTCCGTAGGTGCTAAGCGGACGTGTACCGCCGCAAGCTTCAATTACTGGACGATCAGCATTTGTGTTTGTTGCTACGTCGCGGACATAAGATACCGGCGAAAACGCAGGATTTGTTGTGAAGCTGTCGTCTGCTGCCTTGATGTATTGGCGAGAGTCCTCGTTGCCGAGTCCAGCTTTGATTGTGTGTTCAAGATATGCGCCACCAGTTGTGATTGGTGAACGTGGTGATGAGAAGTAGAGCGGACGAGAAGCCTCGACCTTTTCTACCTTGGAAGCCTCAACCGTTTCGGTTGACACTTCTGGAACGGTTGTAGGTGTTTCCACTTGCTTGTCTCCTTCTGTAGGTTGTTCATCTGCTTCCACTTCGGACTCAGAATTGTTGTTCTCACTAGCTGCAATTTCAACCTTCGCCGAAGCTATGGCTGGATCTGTGACTAATGAAACCTCTTTGAGCGCGCTGGCGCTAACTACTAAAACGCCGTCAACGTTTTTATATTTTTGGGCAATAACTCCGACGCTAAAACCGTCACGCAGACCAGTTGACGCTTCGACTAGCGCGTCAGATCCGGCGGTGGTGTTGCCGATAGAAAACGTTGCATAAATTCCTTCGTCGTCCTCGGTGTAATTTTTAAGAAATCCGATTGGAGACTCGCGGCGGTGTTCGAGCAAAAGTTTGGTTGTCTCGCCCAAAGTAATAGAACCTTTTTGAAACATGGTTGATCCAGAGCTAGTGACGCCTTCCTCATTCCACGTCACAATGCGACCAGACAATTCACGCTTTGGAAAGTCCGCAGCTTCGACTTTAATTGAAAAGTCCATTTTGATCGGTTTTTGTATGCTGTATGTCATCTGATCATTTCTTCCTCTAGTCGGATTTCATCTGAAGTCAAAGCCCCAATGTCGTAAAGAATTTTGTACACGTCTGCACGTTCTTTTGCAGATCCGCGCAAGTAATCGTCCAAATCGAATTTAACTTCTTGGCTTGCCGGTACAAAGTCATTTGGTGTGCCTGTCATTGACAACCGTTCCTCAATCGCCGTCATGATTGGGCGAAGTGAAAAGTCCAGGAGCGATTGACGTGCCAAAGTTGCGTTGCTGTAAGTCATGCTTGATCCTGACTCAGCGTCCACGTAATAAGCAGGTATTCCGGTAACTCTGGCCAATTCCGTCGATACATAAGAACGGGCTTGGTTGAGCTGTAACTTCTCAGGGTCGAAGCCAAGTGTCTGCAATTCAACATCTGCATTTAGAAACGCAGTTGAGCGATTGCGACGAGCTTGACCCCAAGACTCAAGCAACTTTGCAATGCGATCTGCTGGCAACGCTGTGCCGTTAGATTTCAAAACCATTGTTGGCACTGGTTCGCGCGCGTACATTGTCGCTGCGCGTTCTAATTCTGCTCCAGCTTTAATTGTTCGACCAGCGCGATTGAGAATGCCCTCATCTACGCCATAGAAAACAGCCAAAGCCCCAACGCCTTCGTAAGGTGCTGGAATTGAGTCAACGCAGTAATACTCGATCTCTGTTCCCATTGCATTTGTTTTAATTGTGACGCGTGTTGGGTCGATACGTTCTGCGCTTCGAATGCGATATGTGTCAGCGTAGATTTCCAAAATTCTCATGTAGCCGTAACCGTAGAGAAGCAAATCCTCTGCAAGCCATGCGTAAGTCGCAAATCCCGGCACACGTGGATCTGGTTGGTTAATAACTTTTGGCGGTGTCTCAACTCTTGCACCGTCTTGTCTTGTGCGCACTTTAAGCGGAATGCTTGCAACGCTTGACGAAATAATATTACGAGCGCGAGCGCATGTTGGCACTGACATAAATTCAACGCGAGAAGCTGTGATACCGGCAACGCCGTAGATATTATAAAGCGAGCTGGTGACATTTACTGGCGCTAGTGCCGCCTCAATGTCCGCCGTCGCCTCAGGCGCTTGTGTTGTGACAGTGCGCGAAAATAGACCCATGCGCTAAGTGTAAAGGTGGCATATACACCTAGGCTGAGAAAATGTCGATCTCCATTTCAGGGCGTGTCGCAAAGTGTGTCGCCAGAGCTGAGGCAACAGCTGCACAGACCGCAACGCTTGAGGCGCGCCGTCCGATAATCCAGCCGCCGTCGCCCATTGGTAATCTAACGGCCGATAGTATCTGCTTGGATAATTCTGCCTGTTTTCCATGCAAAAGGCGTTTTGAGGTAATCGCTCCTAGCAATTCGTCACAGCTTTGACCGTACAACGCGCCGTCAATGTCGATCACTGGAATTCCAGCAGGTGCAAGGCGAGCAGCTACCGCAGAGCTAGTCCTTTTGCTAAAAGCCACATATTCGACAGGATATTTTCTGGCATAAGGCGCAATGTCATTTGCGATCGCCTTATCGTCGAGCGAAATTGGATTGTGCCATGTGTGCAGCAGCTTGAGAATAAAAGTGTCGTCAGGATTTTTCTGCGCTGCAACCAAAGCCCCGTCTCGTCGATCCGGCGAAAGATCAAGGCCAAACCAAGTCACCTTTTCGACGTCCAGATGTACCTCAGCTCCGCCGCACTCGTTCCACTCTTTTGCCGGTATCGCGCCGCTAATTGTGTTGACCCAGCGACAAAGCACTTCGGTCTGGACGACATCAGGCGGATCATTTAGCACTGCGCGGATATTGTCCTCATGGATCGTGTGTCCAAGTGCAGGATTGCTAGCGACCCAATTCTTTTCGTCAGTGATCTTGTCCGAATATGCAGACCATTCAAAGTACGCAATGTCGTCCTCAGATCCAGCGGCACTTGCCATGCCTCGATCACGCAGCTGGTTGAGGATCAAGCTGTGTTGATCACCGGCATTTGAAAACGTCCAAAGCGAAGGATTTTTTGCAGCCATCATTGTATATCTCATGGCTGACCAAGCCTCGGTGTCTTTAAGTTGCCGCGTCTCGTCCATGTACACCGTCTCAGGCTTTGCAAAACCGCGAGCAGCTGCGTTGGCAGCCTTGACCACATAGCGAGCGCCAGACTTTAACTCGATTTCCTCTGACCCATGCGCCCAGCGTATTTTCTTAACCTGCAATGCAAGCTCTTTGTTGCTTTCGATTATGTTGACGATATGGCGGAACGTCTCAAGTGATGTTGTCAGCACATGCGCACTGCCCAGCTGCAAAGGTTCATTCCACAAAAACATTCGAGCAAGGATTGACATTTCCATGATTGTTGATTTACCGTTTTGCCGGGCTGCAACGATCACGACGACCGGGTGTTTCCAGCGCCCGTCAGGCTTAATTTTTAAAGCATTTATAAACACGAATTTTTGCCAAGGCATAAGTTTTACGCCTATGGACTCCGCAAAGTCAATGACTTCTTGGCCTCTGGACGGCAAATCGTTAAGCGCAGAGTGAATTCTAGGGCGATCTGAGCCAATTAGACGCTTAGACTCCAGAGCAATTCCCTGTTCATCTCTGTTCGCCTCTGGAACGGCCTTTAGCGCCCTTGTACGACCCTGTCCAGCCTTAGTCATGACTTGTACTCTCTTGTTGCGGTGAAAACAGAAAAG